CTAGAATTCGGCCTCTTTGCAGTTGAGCACGAAACTTGTCGTGTCAACGGCGAAGCAGATCAAGTGGTGGCTGTAGCTCAGTTGGTAGAGTCCCGGATTGTGATTCCGGTTGTCGTGGGTTCGAGTCCCATCAGCCACCCCACAGAATTCAAATGAAATCAGGCACTTGCGCGAAAAGCGGAGTGCCTTTTTTCTTTTCCGGAAGGTGGCAAGATCCGACCATGGTGGCATGCGTCGGGCGCTGCCCTTGATCTTGACGACGCGCCGGCGGTCGTACACCCGCCTGGTGGTGGCGGGGTTGGCGTGGGTTTCCGGGTTCTCATCCCGGCCCACCAGGACGGTCACATAGTAGGCGCGCATAGTAGGCGCGCATAGTAGGCGCGCAGAGTAGGCGTGCAGGTCGTGAAAGGCGAACCGCTCGCGCCCCGGCGCCTTGATCCTGTCGGCCATGATCTTCGACCAGAGCGCCTTAAAGCCCTGCTCGGTGTACGGCTGCCCCTCCCGGTTGGTGAACACGAACATCGATTCCGGGATGGCCGACTTGCCGTCCCGCGCTTTCCGGTCCAGGTTCGCAAGCTCGGCGAACAGGTGGCGCAGCGCCGGCGTCCATTCGATCAGCCCGCGGCGGAGGGCGTCGCCCGCCTTGGCCTTGGCGAACCCCACCACAATACCGTCCTGGCCGAGGTCAGTCCTGCGCAGATTCAGGAACTCTGCGCGGCGCCGGCCGGTCAGCGCGACGAACTTGGCCATCAGCCGGCGGTCGGATGGGCGAGGTGGCCCGCCGCCTTGCCGGCCTTGGCGCAAGCGGTGACGGCATTGATCAATTCGCTGAATTTGCCGTCCGCCAGGTCCATGATGGGCAGCAGTTCGCCATCTTCAGTGATCTCGTCGGGCGAGATCAGCCTGTGGGCGTCAGCCATGCGCCGACGGATTGGGTAACTTCCACGGTGGTCTTCTAAAAATTACCTGTAGGTAAATTTTATATGGATACCTGTAGGTAAGCTTGGCGGGAGGCGAAAGTAGGACTCTTCCCCGCGCTAGGAGATAGGACGAGATTTAAGAATCAATCAGTTACGATTAGCTCACCCATCGGCGGTTCAGCTTCCAAGGAGAGTGAGATGGCGGTGTTGGCGTTTCTGCTTACTTCGATCTGGGCCATCCTACTGGTGGCCTCCTGGTTCGTTTCGGCTTTCCTGGCGCATCACATCGCCAATGCCAAAGGGGCGTGCGGAGCATGCTGGTTCTTATGGGGAGTGGTGCTCGGCCCGTTGGCGCTGTTGGCTACGATTGGGATGCCGGATTTTTTGACGCGCAGAGAGATCGTTCAATTGCGGTACGCAATTCAGGACGCGGCTGCGCAGCAGCGCGAGCCTACCCTTGCAGGGGAACCGATCTACGCAGACTGAAGTCGTTGATGCTGTCGGGGGGCGACGCCTAGGCGCTCTTCTTGGTGTTTTCCACGCCAGGTGCGTGCGTGTCGCCGAATGCTTCCACTTGCCTGGCAACCCATTGTTCGATGCCACGGCGTTGTTCGGGAGTAAGCGACTCATACGCCGCTCGGCTGACGCTAGGGAAGGGCCACGCGGTAGTATCGGCGAGCCCGTCAAACCAATACGCGGGAAGGTCCAGGGATGTCTCGAATTCTCGGACGATTTCTTCGCCCAGCTTTTTATTCCCGCTGATGATGCGGGAGACATAGTTGGCTGGCTTGCCTACCGCAGTAGCGATCGCGGCTTGTTTGCCGCCGAACCGGTCTTCCATCAGGGTCCGAAAGCGCTGCAGGCGGACTGCGTGGATATCGTCAATTTTCATGGTGTGAAGTGTTGCCTGAGAGCTACCCGCAGGTAAACAACCTGCGGGTAATTTTTCTTGTCAAAATAATTACCCTGCGGTAATGTTCTGGGGTGAGTCAACAGCCCCTATCCCGAACAAGAGTGCCTGTGGAGCCTTTGCTTCAGTGGTTGCGGAAGATCCCAAAACTGGAAGCGCTGGTGCGCAAGCCCTTCGCGTATGGGAGGGCGGCATGACGGCACCCCTGACACCACCCGATTGCAATCTGCAGGACTTCCCATTCATGCCGCTGTACGTCCAGCAACTGCGTGACAGCAAGCTCACTACTGCGGTGAAGCCCGACCGCGCATTTTTCGCCGTGGTCCTTTGGTGCGCGTCATGGCACCAGGTGCCCGCCGCGTCATTGCCTGACGATGACGCGGAGCTGGCGAAACTGGCCGGCTTTGGTTTCGTCGTGAAGGAATGGAAAAAGTACCGACAGGGTGCGTTGTACGGCTGGATCAAATGCGACGACGGCCGTCTGTACCACCCCGTGGTTGCTGAAAAGGCGCGCGACGCCTGGGCCGCGAAGAATGCGCAGCGCTACAAGACGGAGTGCGCGCGCATCAAGAAGCACAACCAGCGGCACGGGACAGGCATTCAATCTCCGGCGCTGGAAGAGTTCTTGTCCCCCGAATATGCCGATCCAGTCCCCAAGGAAATACGGCAATTGTCCCAAGGGACAAAAAAAGAGTGTCCTCAGGGACAAGATGGTGGCGTCCCTCGGGAAACAGCATCCAAGGGACAGGGAGAGGAATATATAAATGAAAGTGTGGGGAACGCGCGCGCGAGCGGAGACGACTACCTGCCCAACCCAACCCCCCACGGGACCGTCGCCAAGGCGCTGCGCGCTGCCGGCGTTCAGGTTTTCCCCAGCCAGCTCGACTTCCGCGCTTGGGTGGACAAGGGCCTGACGGCCGACGAAGCCCTGGCGGGCCTCGCCGTGGCGCGCCAGTCCAAGCCCCCGCCAGAAGCCATCCCCTGGGCCTACCTTGCCAAGGTGCTGACGGCTCAGCGCCAAGCCGCGCAGCAAATCCCGGAGAAGGGCGCCCCTCCGCAACGCCCTCCCAGCGCCAACGAACGGCGCGCCGCCTGGAACGCCAAATTGCAAAACGTCATTGCCAACGCTGGCGCACAGCCGCGGCACGAGATCGACATGGGAGTTATCGATGCAACTGGTACACGCGACTGAAGTGCCGCCTCCGGTTCCCGTGGCCTGGGCCGCTCGCGTGATCGAACGCATGCAGGCCTTGTACGGCGCGAAGTTCGCCCAGCAGTGGGAGGGTATCGAGCCTGCCCGCCTTGCCGAGGCCTGGGCGCAGGAAATCGCCGACTACACCGCCGAGGAAATCCAGCGCGGCCTGGCGTCCTGCCGAGGGCGAACCTTCCCGCCCACGCTGCCCGAGTTCCTGGGTCTGTGCCGTCCGACCTTGAACCCCGAGACGGCCTACCACGAAGCCGTGGCAGGCATGTCCGCCCGCTCGCGCGGCGTCATCGGGCAATGGTCGCACCCTGGCGTGTTCTGGGCTGCCCGGCGCGTTGGCGCGTACGACCTGCTCAACATGGGCTGGCAGGCCATTCGCGGCCGCTGGGAGTATGCCCTGCGCGACGTGATGGCCCAGGGCAAGTGGGAACCTGTTCCCCACCCGCGCCAGCGCCTGGCCGCGCCTGGCGGCACTGTTTCCACCCGCGAGGAATCCCTGGCATTCCTGCGCGAGATCAAGGAGCGCACCGGCGGCGGTTTGGCGCCGGCCGTCGCGGATCACCGCTCCTGGGCCCATCGCCTCGTTGCCCGGGCCCGGAAGGACGATTCCGTTTCCCTCACCGTGCTGTGCATGGCCCAGCGGGCTATCGCCGCACCCATTGGCGCGAGCAGCGAATGAAGACACCACAAACCCTCACCCAATCCCCGGCGTTGCCTCTCTCCACGCTGTTGCCGCCGGAAGCAGTGCGCGTGTTGCAGCAGGCGGCACGGACGCCCATCACGCGGGCCGATCCGCTGGCGCGGGTCAAGGCCATCGAGAAGGCCTGCGAGCGGGTCAGGCTGGGCAACCCCGATTTTTTCCGGTGAACCCGTGCGCAAGACCGTGGCGGTCAATGAGGCGGGGTTGCGCGTTGGCGAAGACCACCCGCGCGCCAAGTACACCGACGGCGAGATCGCCATGGTGCATGCCTTGCGGGATGCGGGGTGGGGCTATCGGGCCATCGCCAAGAAGCTGGAGATGCCCCGGTCCACGGTGCGCAACATCTGCCGCGGGACGCAGCGCTGCCAGACCGCCGTGCGCGTCAAGGTCATCGCCAGCAAGCAAGGCGGGTAGCGCCCATGCCAGGGGGTCCTATACCGGACCGCCTGGGGGCTAGTCTTGCGATGGTTTCTCAGAGGTTCGTACCATGCCTATCCAAAATACCCGCAGGGTCTGCGGGCCATATGCCTGCGATGGCCAGATCACGCAGTTTCCATTCGACTTCAAAGTGTTCGAGGGCGAGCAAGTCGCGGTTCAGGTGGGCGACGCGCTCGACAGGGCCAGGTCGCTGACCTTCGGCGCGGACTATAGCGTCGCACTCAACGATGACCAGGACGCCCATCCCGGCGGAACGGTGACGCTGCACACCGCCTACGCTCAGGAATACCGGGTCGCGATCATCAGCGACGTTCCCAATACCCAGCCCGACACGTTGATCAACCTGGGCGGGTTCGATCCGAAGGTGATCGAACGCGCGCTTGACCGGTTGGAGGCGCAGGTTCAGCAGGTCGATTCGATCGCGCAGCGCTCGGTGCGCGTACCGATTTTCAGCAACACCAAGCCCGATGATCTCTGGCAGGAACTGAAGAACGACACGCGTGAGGCAAAGCTGGCGCGTGAAGAGGCGCAGGGGTGGGCCGATAGCGCCCTTGGGCACGCCCGGTCAGCCGCCTCCAGCCAGCAAGCGGCCGAGGCGAGCTGGAGCAGCGCGGCCTGGCACTCCGCCAGGGCCTGGAAAAGCCAGGAGCAAGCGACGGCATCGGCAGCCGCTGCGCAAGGATCGGCGGACAGCGCTGCTGCGAGCGAGAGCGCTGCCGAACTACATGAACTGGCGGCCAGCAACCACGAAATCAAAGTCAGCGAAGACGCCGCCAACGCGCTCGGCTACGCCAACGAAGCCCGTGTCAGCGCGGCCGCCGCCAAAGAAAGCGAGACAGCCGCGCAAGGATGGGCGAACCAAGCCAAGGCGAGCGCAGCCCTGGCGGATGACTGCATCCCACTCAGTCAAAAGGGGGCCTCCAATGGCGTGGCAGGCCTGGACGACAGCCGGCGAGTCCCCGAACTGAACAGCCGATATCCCGGCGTGCAGACGCTGCTGAACGGGACTGACTTCGACACCTGCCTGACCAGCGACGACTATTACATCAGGACCGCAGGCCCGAACGCCCCGGACGGCTTCCCCGGGTTTGGCCTGCTGCGAGTTCGCACGTACGGCGAACTGACGTTGCAGGAACTGGTGCGGTGGAGCAATACCACCCACCGGTGGTGGCGGATGCGGATCAGCCATGACGGAACGTGGGGGCCTTGGCGCAAGGTGGTGGCCGAGGGAGAAGCGATGCGCCGTGTGCGCCTGACCACCGCAACCGACGCCAATACACTGATCGAAGACAACGTGAATTACGCCTGGTCCAACTCAGTCGTCATGGGCGTCAATTTCCCTAACATCAGGGGCGCGGGCTATCTGCTGTCCTATCACATGGCAGGCGACCTTTTCGCCCAGGAACTGACGATCCTCAGCACGGGCCGTAAGCCGTATTGCTTCCACCGGTTAGGCAATCCTCAGACCAATATCTGGCAACCCTGGCGGGTGACGGGTGCCTTCAGTAGCCCCAATTCCATGCCCAATTGGGACGCGGGCGACATCTACGTGGACGGCATTGGCTGGCACCGCTGGAACGGGACGCGCTATATGGCCGCGCCGGGGCAGGCCGAGGGCGATGCCATGCGTCGCGTACGCCTGGTCGGCTCGACCGACGCCAACACGCTGATCGAAGACAACGTGATTTATGCCTGGTCCAATAGCAGCATCATGGGGACCAATTTCCCGAACATCAAAGGCGATGGATACCTGTGGCCGGTCATCATGGCGGGTGATTTTGTCTCACAGGAACTGACGGTCCTCAGCACGGGCCGTAAGCCGTATTGTTTCCAGCGGACCGGCAATCCTCGGACCAATATCTGGCAACCCTGGCGGGTGACGGGTGCCTTCAGTAACGCCAATTCCATGCCCGACTTCGACGCGGGCGACATCTACGTGGACGGCATTGGCTGGCACCGCTGGAATGGAACGAGGTATATGGCCGCTGTGGCCGCTGGCGCCTTGGGGCCGGGGCAAGTGCTGACCGATGTGACACATTCCCGTTCGTTAGGTGTCGTCTACACCAACAGCACAGAACAGCCCATTATGGTCTATGTGCGGGTCGTGGCTAGAGGGGCCGGAATCCAGGCATTTCTGGCACTGCAAGTAGGCACCCCAATGGATACGGTTGCTGTCTGCCGCACCACACCGTCCACGACAACTGGCGAATATATAACAGTCTCGACACTCGTCCCGCCGGGTGAGCAATATATGGCCGTCCCCTCCGGACCCCTCGTGACCCTCGATATGTGGAAGGAGTACCGATAATGCAGACCTTCCAAGACTCCGCAACCGGTCAATTCTGGCAATTCGAGGACGACGTGATTGCCGACAATTCGTCCGGCGCGTACCTGTTTTATCAAGCGGTCGCACCGCAGATGCCCGAAGACGGCGCCGACAGCGACGCCGACAACCCGTCCGCCCCGGCGCGCGGCACGCAGTTGAGCGTGCCGCCAACGCTCGAACCGGCCAATATCGAAGACATGCCCGCGCCCGATCCTGCCGCAGATCCACCGCAGGCTGTCTCCCGCTACCAATTGCGCGAAGCGATGCGGCTGACGCCGTGGCCGCGGGACGACCGGGCGGATTGGACGCTGTTCGATGCTTTCGAGGCGATGATGAATGATCCGGCCACGCCAGCGTATTACCGCCGCGCTTGGGACGAGCTGCAAACCGTCGAGCATGGCAGCGCCATGTTCAACGCGGCGACGGACGTACTGGGGATTGTTCAGGACAAGCGGGATGACCTGTTCCGCTTCGCGGCCACGCTGAAAGCATAAAAGCAACTATGAACGAACAACGTGAAACGCAGGTCTGCCAGCAAGCGGCCGACCTTGCCGTGAAGAAGTTCTTCGCCATTCTGGGCGTGGATGTGGACGTGCCGGAACAGGTTGAAGAATTTCGCGCTGATCTGCGCTTTGGCAGAAAACTGCGCAAGGTCGCCGATCAGGGAACCGTTGCATTTATCGGTGTGGCCGCGGCCGCGCTGGCCGCTGCATTGTGGGCCGGCATCGTGTCCAACATCACAGGCGGCAAATGATGAATTTTGATACTGCATTCGATCGTCTGATCGGCCATGAAGGGGGTTACGCGAGCCACCCCGACGATCCCGGCGGCGAAACCAATTGGGGCATCACGCTGCGCACCGCGCGTGAGGCTGGCTACACCGGCTCCATGCGTACCCTGACGCGCGAGCAGGCCAGGGAAATCCACCGGGCTGCCTATTGGCGCCGCGCCAAGGCCGAGCAATACGACGGCGCGATCGCGTTCCAGGTGTTCGACGCTGCCGTCAATCACGGAATCGGCCAGGCCATCCGCTTTTTGCAGCGGGCGGTGGGCGTGGCTGACGATGGGATCGTCGGCCCGGCGACACTGGCGGCGGTGCGCGCTGTGCCCGTCGCGAATGTGCTGGCGCGCTTCAATGCGGAGCGTCTGGATTTCTACACGAAGCTCTCGACCTGGCCGGCCTTCGGCAAGGGCTGGGCGCGGCGTGTGGCGGGCAACCTGAAGTATGCGGCGGAGGATGCGTGATGGACTGGAAGGATTTGGCGGGTGTCGTCAGCAAGGCCGCGCCCGTGCTCGGCGGCATCCTGGGCGGGCCGGCCGGCGTTGCCGTGGGCGGCCTGGTGGCTACGGCGCTGGGCACCGATGCGTCGCCGGATTCCGTGTCGGCGGCCATCCTGCGAGACCCCCAGGCCGCTATAAAACTCAAGGAGCTGGAAACTAATTCTCGGGTGCAGCTTCAGCAGTTGGCGGTGACGGCCGAACAGAACCGGCTCCAGGCGGCGGCAGCGCAGCACGCCTCCCAGGCGGCCGACCGCGGCAGCGCCCGTCGCTTGGCCGCGCAGCAACCCAGGGATTGGGTGCGCCCGGCCGTCACCGTCCTGTTGCTGCTGGGCGCGGCGGGCATCGTCTTCTTCGTGTTCTCCGGCATGGCCGAGGGGCTGCTGCGCGATGCCACCGCCAGCCTGACCATTGGGACCGTGATCGGGTATTGGTTCAATGAACTTAAGCAGGTGCTGGCGTTCTGGTTCGGGACGACCGGGGAGACGCAACGGGCCAACGCCGAAGTGCGCCAGTTCGCCGTGTCGCCGGGCAGTGTCACGTTCCCGGATGACGCCGGGGCCCGCTGAGCGGCATTTGACGAGCATAGCCGCATTTATACGAGGCGCCTCGTTGCGATACCCGAGCCGACGGGTAATGGCATGCTTAGATCTGTGACAAGCCCTGTAGGAAGGAAGAATCACGAATGGAAGGTAGCACCGACTCAAAATTCACTCAAGCGTCCCAGGCGCCGGAGGTTGCCTATCTGCCTACCGCCGACCTGCAGCCGGTGAAGAATGCCGCGCGGCGAGGACGGCTGCCCCGCGGGGTAGCTTCGATCCGTAAACCTGCTGCTGCTGCTGCTGCTGCTGCACCAGCGGAGCGGGTTGCGCAATCAATGACTGATCCTATTGAAGCCGTACGGCAGATGTTGGCGTCGATGCAGGCATCGCTGAATTTCGCGATGGCCGTGATCGCGGAGTACGAGAAGGCTCCGCGGCGAGCGGGGTAGGGGTGGTCATCGGAGGCCGGCGCGAGAGTATCAACTCTCCGACGGATGCGCTTGGAAAATGTGCCTGTTTAGATCTAGGCCGCAGACGCATGCAGGCGTAATCCGAGCGCGCGCGCCACCTTCAGGATGGTGGAAAAGTCCGGGGCACGTTCACCAGATAATGCCTTGTATAGGCTCTCGCGCGACAGACCGGCGTCTTTCGCTACCTGGGTCATGCCTTTAGCCCGAGCAATATCGCCAAGCGCCTTTGCAATGAATGCTGCATCACCGTCACTTTCTTCGATGCAGGCGTCCAGGTAGAGCGCCATTTCTTCCGGCGTCCGCAAACGCTCCGCAATGTCGTATTCGCGTGTCTTCAGTTTGATCAT